ATGGATGGAGAAAGTTTTAATTTTGACAATACTGATATTGAATTCCTTGCTTCAATGTATGCATCAGCTAAATTATCGGCAAACACAAGCCCCATAATGCATATAATAGTAAGCATTCCAAGAGATAAGAAAAAACATTTTTATAATCGAGTTAAACATTATCTCAACTTATATTCCGATAAAAAAGACACTCCTTAAAAAAGAATGTCATCCCTTTTACTATTAATAATAAAGGGATGACACACCCTCAAACCATTCTGTTTTTTACTTCTAATGAATTACATTTCGGCCAGCATTTATCTGACATTGTAAAAAGAGCACTCTATATAAAGTTTTTGTTTTATCCTACAGGTGCTGCTGGCCACTCAATATCAGGTGCAGTTGATGTATCAACACGGTTCAGCAATACCCGATACTTTTTCCATGCTTCCAGCAACGAGATTTCTTCCTCCGTTGCAATTTCCAGATCTGCAGCATCCTGAAGCGGCGCAATATGCTCACTGGCTACCTGCATCAGGTTGTTTTTTGTTTCTTCCGCCTCCCGGATCCGGAACAGTTTTTCTGCTTCCGTATCCTTCACCCAGGCTGTGCCGTTCCACTTCTGAAACTCCCCTTCCGGCGATAACCAGGTAACATTTTCCGGTAACGGACCGAGTTCAGAAATAAATAACGCGTCGCCGGAAGCCACGTCATAAACCGTTTTACCCCGATGATCTTCAACGAGATGCCACGATGACTCATCACTGTTGAAAACAGCCACGAAGCCAGCCGGAATATCTGGCGGTGCAATATCGGTACTGTTTGCTGGCAGACCTGTATGAGGCGGAATATATGCATCACCTTCACCAATAAATTCATTAGTTCCGGCCAGCAGATTATAAATTTTTATGGTCCGTGGTTGTTCACTCATTCTGAATGCCATTATGCAAGCCTCACAATATAGTTAAATGCGATGTTTTTGACGGTGTTTTCCGCGTTACCAGCAGCGTTAACGGTGATGGTGTGTCCATGTGAACCAATCGCAACGGAGTGCGTATGAGCACCAATACCGACAGTATGTGCATGTGCGCCTGCGCTTGCAGCAGTGCCGGACAGCGAGTGGGTATGAGCACCATCTGATGATGTCTTCCCTGCATTACGAGTCTGGCCACTACCGCTTGTTGTGCTCATAATCCCCGCGCTTAGATTTGAAATCGCGGTATAACCATTAGGGAAAATGCTCGTGTTCGTGCCACCAAATGCACCGGAACTCTTGTGTTGGTGCGCACCGGCACTATTTGCGGTCCCGCTAATACTATGGGTATGCGCCCCGGTGTTATTCGTGGATTTGGTTCCGTAATCAAACGACGATGTGGTTTTCGTCCCCAAATCCGTACTGGATGCGCTGGCGCTGTGGGTGTGCGATTTAATGCCGTCCTGTTCCTGAGATAATACGGCCCGACCACTGGCGGGCTTGCCCTTAATCGTCCAGCCACGCATATCAGGGATCACGCCTGACGGATAAGCAACTGCAAGTTTCGGGTATGCAGATTTGTCAAAAGTCTGCCCCTGCATCAGGGCATAGCCAGACGGAACGGTATCTGATGGCCACGGGATTGGTGCACCGACTGGATAAAACTCTGCAGGAGGATGAGCCGAGGTGTAAAGCTGCGCCCACGGCGACCAGTTTGCGTCGGTCGTATCCCGTCGTGAACGAATAAATGCCGGAGCATGAGCACCGCTTGTACCACTCCAGCCGATGAGTAACTCACCTTCGCCAACGGCTGTCATCCCTTTCAGGTGAATGATATTTCCATACGCTGTTGGATATCCGTTGTTATACACCTCGTATAACTCAAGACCTGCTGCCCCCTGCGTATTGTCTGTCAGCGCGGTTATCCGACCTTTTGAAGCCAGATTAACTGATGATACTGCTGTTCCACCTGACGGTAACGCCCCGATCTCTGATGCCGTTGGCTTATTTCTGGAGTTATAGTCCCTTCGCCAGCCAGGTGAATAATCTGTTCCGTGATTAATATAGGTAAACTGGGCGTTAGTTGTTCCACCACCAGTGGAGGTGGTCGGTGTGGTAATGCGGATCGTCATCGCTGACTTTATCCCCATTACTTCAATGACAGCTCCGGCGAGATGAATATTACCGCAGTCAGTATCAGTAATGATTTTATTATTGCCATAAGACCAGGAACCCTTGCACATCCAGTAGGGATGGTTAAATGCTCCCTGAGAATCCAGCCACTCGATAAACTGTGCAGTCGTCCAGTTTCCTGTTGTTGTGCTTACTGACCCACCGAAGGCACGGCAGGCACCAATATTTTTCGTAAAGGTGTCTTTGCCAGGGATATCCGCACCGTTCTGATCTTTCTGCAGACGTTTCTCAGCATTGTCATTGGCTGCTTTTACTGCCTTTGGTGTCGCGGCAAGCGTTTCAGACGTGCTGTTGGTCGCGCTGCTTAGCTGGATTATCCCTTTCTGTGCTGTCGTTGCATCCTGTGCGGTGTATTTCCCGTTAGCCAGGTCATACGCGGCCTTAACGGCTTTTGGTGTTGCCGCCAGTGACTCGGAAGTGCTGTTAGTCGCACTACTGAGCTGTACTATCCCCTTTTTCGTCGTGCTCGCATCCTCAAGCGCCACGGCGGATGCAATATCCTCTGCCCGTTTTGCTGCTGTCTCGGCGCGCGTTGCTGCGGATTCTGCCGTACTTTTGCTCTGTGCTGCCGCTGCCGCACTGCCAGCAGCCTCTGTCGCCTTCGTGGATGCCGTCGTGGCGCTGCCCCTCGCTGCTGACGCCTGTCTGGTCGCCTCATCTTTTGAAGCAGACGCCGATGATGCCGATGACGCCGCCGAACTGGCGGACGATGCGGCAGCCGTTTTTGAGGATTCTGCGCTGGTTTCCGACGCTTTCGCGTTCGTTTCGGATGTCTTCGCTGCGGAAGCAGACCTCGCTGCTGCGCTGGCCTGTTCAGTGGCTTCGCCAGCCTTCGTTGTGGCTGTTGAAGCGGATGATGCGGCGCTTTCTGCCGATTTTCCGGCGGCGGTGGCACTGACTGCTGCCTCCTCTGCCTTAATGGACGCCTCACGGGCCGATGATGCAGCTGTTGTCTCAGAGTCTGCCGCAGCTGAGGCGCTCTGTTCCGCTGCCGTTTCAGAAGACTTAGCATTCGTCTCGGACGTTTTTGCCGCCTTCACGGAATTTCCTGCCGCCGTTGCCGAGGAGGCTGCACTGCTGGCGCTTGTGGAGGCGTTCGTTTCTGATGATTTTGCCGCCTCTTTGGAGGCCGCCGCATCCCGGGCTGAAGTGGCGGCTTCTGACGCTTTCGTCGTCGCAGTGGATGCAGAAGTGGCTGCTGATTGTTGTGACGCTGCGGCATTCGTTTCTGACGTTTTCGCCGCACCGGCACTGGTGGCCGCCGCGCTTTTTGAGGACTCTGCAGCGGCAGCACTTTTTGATGCTTCAGTGGCCTTTGTTGATGCCGTTCCTGCGCTGGAAGACGCCTCCTGAGCCGACGTCGCGGCCTGTCCGGCTGACGTGCTGGCTGCACGCGCTGAGCCTGCAGCATCAGTCGCATGGGTTGCCGCCTCACTGGCAGATGTGCCGGCATCACTGGCTGACTTCTTCGCGGCTGCCGTGTTCTGTGCCACCGCGGACGCGTTACGCGCCACCTCTTCCACCATCAGTTCAAAACGGCGCAGAGCCTCCGGACGGGCATCATCCTCCGTCATGGCACCGAGAAAATCATTCAGCGTACCGGGTCGGGAATCTTCATACACGGTGATGGTCCCGGCATGTGACGGCGGGAATCCTTCCACCAACAGAATAACGCTGTACTGACCGTACTCAACGTCCATGCTGTAACGCCCGGCTTCATCCGGATTTTCTGAGGCCAGCGTGTTCACCACCACCGTGGTGCTGTTACGTTTTGCTTTCAGCTGGATTGTGCAGTTCTGTACCGGTTTTCCTGTGCCGTCTTTCAGTACACCTGAAATCTTTACTGCCATATTCACCCCACAAAAAAGCCCGCCTGAACCGGCGGGCTGTCATAACACTGTGTTACCTGGCTAATCAGAACTTATAACCGACACCCACGATGAAACCGTCAGTGCGCCAGTCGCCACTGCCGGAGCCTTCATAAGCAATATCAATGGCCACGGATTCGGTCGGGTTAAACTGCACGCCAGCTCCCCACGCCAGAGACGTGTTGCTGTGGCGACCGTCATCACTTCCGGTCAGCACGTCGTGCGTTTTCCCCTTGTTGTCAGTTACGCGGAGATAATCCCCGGAGAAAGTCGACACACGGCTGTAAGCCACACCCGCCATCGCATACGCGCTGAACCATTCATTCACGCGCACAGACGGCCCCGCCATTACGCTGAACCAGCGGTTACGAACGGAATCTTCATGCCAGCGGGTATCGCTGTAATGGGTCAGCTGGCGATTCTTGTCTCCTGCATAGCTGAATGACGTCACCAGCCCCAGCGTATCCGTAAACTCATAACGGTATTTCACGTTAATCCCGTTCAGATCATCACTGCCGGGAACGTTGGTCCGGGCATGAAGATACCCCGCGCTCAGCGTGGACTGATGTTCAGACGCCCATGCAGGCGCACCGGATACGGCCAGACAAATGGCTGCGGACAAAATGGCTGCACAAACTTTACGCATAATTACCTCTCGCTTTTCTGCAATAAAAAAGGCGTCATTCCTGACGCCATTTATTGGGGTTATAAATATTTCAACGAATACTGATGCCTGAAGCCGCTTTTTTGGTCACAATCACCGTACAGTCGGTGATATTACCTGCCCGCTGATTGCCTTTATGGAAAACCTTAAACTCCAGAGTGACGCTTCCCCTGCCACTCGGCATATCAATAACCGCACTGTAGCTACCGGGAATGGCCCCTTTAGTTTCTCTGGATGCGATTAATACACCGTTTTTGCGAACTTCAAAACCATAACCCGTGTATCTTGTACCTCCCGGGTTATTACCACTTCCCGGATCGCTATACGCTATTCCGTTAAAGATAATGGGCGGAATAATGATTTGACGGTCAAAGTTATGATCATCGCTGATGGTGACTGTAACCGTCCCGTTTGGTGTTTCCGTATTACCCCACGTACCAGCCTGTTTCGGGAATGATTTGGATACAGCTTTAACGAAGTCACCTCTGACCTGAGTCGCCTCCAGCATGCCCTTAATCGTACAGTTTTCATTTACCGTGACATTGTTGAGCGTCCCGGCGTTCGCATTCACACTGCCACTGATATCCGCATTTTTAGCGGTCAGCTTTCCGTCCGGTGTCAGGGAAAATGCCGGCGGATTTCCACCGCTGGTAATGGTGGGAGCCGTCAGGCGTTTCAGGAACACGTCATTCATGAATATCTGATCACCCTGACCAACAAACATCGGTTTTGTGTTGCCATTTGCAGGATTAATCATCGCAATCCTGTCCGCCGCCAGCAGCACCTGACTCTGCATGCCGTCAGGGGTGTTCTCAATACCGGCACCGATACCCGCAATATAAAGGCGTCCGTCCTGCATCTGCTGCAGCTTCACTGCCCACATGCTGTTCAGGTTATTATTTGTATCAACCTGAACCTTCTGTATCTGCTGGATCGCTGCACTCTGGTCTTCCAGTTTCTTATTGACGGTCTGTGTTATTTCATTGCTGACATCCGTTATGGACGTCCTGATTTCAGTCAGGTCAGGCGCAAGCTGACCGTTATCAATCTGCGTCCACAGCTCCTGAGCCAGATGGGTTTTCCCTATCTCGCCTTTGAAAAAATCCAGATAGCCTGATGCATCATCACTCGGCTGACCGACAGCCTCCACGAATGCCGATTTGCCAACGGTGTTCACACTGCGAACGTAAAAATAATAATCATGGCCCGGTTTGATATTGATACTGGCGGCTATCCAGTACAGTGCCGTACCAAGATAACGCGCGCTGGTTTCAACCTGCCTGATATCCGCAATCCGTTTTTCCGAGAACCAGAACTCAAACTGTACCGTCGGGTCATAAACCGCAAGATGCGGCGTGGCGGTTATCTGAAAATAGCCCGGCGTCAGCTCAATCCGCGACGGCGCTGCCGGTGCGGCAATCCGGAACGATACCGACGCCGGATCGCCCTGCTGCCCCCAGGCATTTGCCGCCCGGACTGTCAGCCTGTAGTTTCCCAACGCCAGTTGCGTGAAGCGGTATGTGGTTTCCGTCGTCCGGGCCGTGCTGACCAGCCGCTCACTGCCGTCATCCGCTGCCACGGTCAGGCGAAGCATAAAGCTCACGCCCTTCACCACCTTCGGCGTGTCCCAGCGGGCCAGTACCTGATACTCCCCGCTGTCTGCGGTGACTTCGGCAGTCAGGTGCTGCACCGCTGGCGGCGTGACACCATTCACCGTGCCGCTCTGGTCGCCGTCAAAGTGCGCCCCGTTATCCACGATGGCTTCTTTTTCCGGTACATGCTGCACGGCAGTGATGGCATACGTGCCGTCATCGTTCTCACGGATACTCACACAGCGGAACAGGCGCTGACGCAACGTCGGCAACTTCAGCCCCCACACGCTGTATCCGGCAACGCCGTCAGGAACCCGGTTCACTTTCACCTTAAGTCCGTCGGTGACGGACTGAACCTCCACGCTGAACGGATTACCACTTCCGTCAACCAGGCTTATCAGCGTGGTACCGGAGGATGGCAGCGTGATTTCACGGTCGAGCGTCAGCGTCCGGGTCTGGCTGTTCACCGCCAGCACGCGACCACCGGTGCTGATACCGGCATAGTCATCATCGCAGATTTCAATGACATCGCCCGGTACATGGCGAAGCCCTTCTGCGCCCACGCTGAAGTCCACGGTCTGCGTCTCCAGCAGTTCCGTTTTAATCAGCCACAGCCCGGCGCGGTGTGCCTGCCCCCGGCTGGTACAGCCAAAGGCATCCATCTTCGTGACATTACGACCATAACGGGCAATGGCCTGCGTATCTTCAACAAGCTCTGTCGCCGTCTCCCAGCCGTTGTTCGGGTCAATCCAGTTCACCTCAACGGCATTATGGCGGTCCTTCAGGGCGCTGAAACTGTAGCGGAACGGCGCGCCATCATCCGGCATCACCACATTACTGCGGTTATAGGTCCACACCTTATCTGATGGTCGGTCCTGCACGAACGTCAGCGTCTGCCCGTTCCATACCGGCATACAGCGCATCGCCGAGCAGAAATCACTGAGCACATCCCACGCCTTACGCTGTGTGGTCAGGTACGCATTACAGGTAATGCGCGGCTCCGTGCCGCCAAAGCCGTCCGGCACCGACTGGTCGCAGTACTGGCCGATGACATACAGCGCCCATTTATCCACATCCGCCGCACCAAGACGTTTCCCCATGCCGTAGCGCGGATGGGTCAGCATATCCCACAGACACCAGGCCATGTTGTTGCTATATGCTGGTTTTAACGTTCCGTCCCAGATACCGCTGTATTGTCGCGTCTGCGGGTTATAGTTCGACGGCACCTGCAGAATGCGCCCGCGAAGATGATAATTACGACTCACCTGCTGGCTACCGAACTGCTCCGAGTCCACCTGTACGCCGACCAGTGCCGTGTTCGGGTAGCACTGTTTCACATCGATGATTTCGGTGTATGACGACCAGAGCGTTTTGTTCTGCAGCTGGTCTGTGGTGCTGTCCGGCGTCATCCTGCGCATCCGGATATTAAACGGGCGCGGCGGCAGGTTATCCACCACCACCGAGGCCAGATACTGCGAGGTGGTTTTGCCTTTAATGGTGATGTCTTTTTCCGTCACCCAGCCACCATTACGCTGTATCTGAACCAGCAGGCGGACTTCCGACGGATTCCGGTCACCCTTTGAGGTGGTTTCCACCAGTGCCTGCACACCGAAGGTAAAGCGCAGACGGTCGATGTTTGCCGACGTGATGGTGCGGGTGATCGGCGTGTCATATTTCACTTCCGTACCCAGCACAGTCTCGGAGCCGGAGGATTCAAAACCTTCCGGCGGTGTCTGCTCCTGCTCACCTGCCCGGAACACCACCGTGACGCCGGAGATGTTGGTATTCCCCTCACTGTCCAGCACCGGCGTACTGTTCAGCAGCACGCTTTTTAATCCATCTACCGGACCTTCAACCGGCCCTTCGCTGATGGCATCGATCACACTCAGCAACTGCGTGGACTTCAGGTTGTCCTTCGCTTCGCGCGGGGTATGCCCCTTACTGCTTCCTTTACCCATTCCTCACGCTCCATAAATGACAAAACCGCCCGCAGGCGGTTTCACATAAAACATTTTGCATCAGCGACCAATCACCACAACCTGACCACCGTCCCCTTCGTCTGCCGTGCTGATCTCCTGAGAAACCACACGTGATCCCACGCGCATTTCACCGTACAGAACGGGCAGAACATTGCCCTGGGCAACCATGTTATCCAGTGAGGAGAAATAGGTGTTCTGTTTGCCGTTATCCGTTGTCTGTGTACGGGGAGTTCTGGCTTTCGGTGCCAGCATCTGCGCCACTCCGCCCAGGATCATACTGGCCCCTGCCGCATACATGCCCGATACAGCCGCGGCCCCCAGCCAGCCCACAGGGTTCCACCATGCCACCGCAATCAGCGCCGCCCCAAGCACCACCTGAAACACACCGCCACTTTTAGCTCCCGCCAGACGCGGCACGATGTGGATCACGGCACCATTTGCCAGCGGCTCATTAAGACGGGCAGATAATTCATTTTCGCCTGCATCACGCCCGGCAATGCGCACCTGATACCAGCCCTCATTCAGTTTCTGACGAAACACCGGGAGCTGTGTGGCCAGTGCCCGGATGGCTTCAGCCCCCGTTTTCACACGAAGGTCGATACGGCGACCAAATCGTTGCAAATCCCCGTAAAGGCAGATGCGTGCCATGCCCGGTGACGCCAGAGGGAGTGTGTGCGTCGCTGCCATTTGTCGGTGTACCTCTCTCGTTTACTCAGTTGTTCAGGAATATGGTGCAGCAGCTCGCCGTCGCCACAGTAAATGGCGGCATGATTCGGCACCGATGAACCAAAACAGCACAGCAGCACGTCGCCAGGCTGCGCCTCTGTCAGTGGGACACGGTAAAAACCCGTTGCCTCCATATTGTCAAGATAGAGATTCTGACCGTGACGCCACCAGTCATCCCCGCGATGAAAATCCGGCATCTCAATCCCCGCCAGATGATAAGCATCCCGGAACAGCGTGTAACAGTCCGTCACCCCGTGCTCAAAGCGCCGCCCGGTGAGATGCGGCACACAGCGGAACTTATGAATCGTCCCCCGGCAGACCAGCCACCACGGCAAATCACTCTGCACCTGCAGCCGCCGGTCGGCCTCACTCAGCCAGGGCAGACCACCGGGGTGGCTGTGGACCAGCGCCACAATCTCACCCTGCATTTCTGCCTGCAGCCAGTCCTCCGGCGACATACGGAAATACGCCTCCGGCTCACCGGAGATATTCACGCAGGGGAAATATCTTTCCCCCTCCGGCGTGCTTACCACGAAGCCGCACGACTCCGCTGGCGCACATCGCCGGGCGTGCGCCAGAATCGCTGATTCTGTCTGTGTCATGGGATTTACTGCGAAAGTTTGTTAATGGAAAGGAAGCCGCCAAAGTTGCCGACGTTATTGCGAAACTTACAGCCGCTCAGGCATTTGCTGCATTTATCCTTCGTGATATCGGACGTCGGCTGATCATATTCATCCGCGACCGCCGGACCGTGATAACCGCACTCGTCACCGCGATAGGTCCAGGTGCAGGTGTTGGCCAGCATGATACGTCCCGGAAAAACGGCACCGTCCGTTTCCGTCGGCGTGGACAGTACAAAAGAGGCACTCACCGCGCTCAGTTCGCTGCACTGCTCGATGCGCCAGCGGCTAATCACCTCCTGCTCCGGATCGGCGTCACTGTTTCCGTTGACGAAGTTCACCGCATCCAGAAAACGGGCGTAAACCTTACGCCGGACCACCGTTCCGCCGACCAGACTCTGCAGGTCTTCCGCCATCCCGGTGACCATGCCGTGCAGGTTAGAAACCGTCAGTGTCGGACGGGCAGCACTGCCCTTGCCATTCAGTTCAAATCCCGTCCCCTGAATGGGGTATGCCTGATACTGCCGCCCCTGCCAGGTAACCGGCTCACCTTTTCGTTCTGCTCATTACAGAAAAAATAACGTTCACCACCGACCTCTGTCAGATCGATTTCCCAGAGCACCACCTGGGCTGACTGAGTGAGGCGTGTCGTCTCATGATGTGTTTCCTGTGGAATATCCTGCATCAGAGCCTCCTATGCCACGACCTGTTCAAAATCTGCCGTTATGGTTATCCACAGCGCCCCCACGCTTGCCGACCATTTACGACAAACCACCCTGATCGGCTTCCAGTCATAAGGTGGCGTCCACTGAAATGCGCGGACGCCACCGTGCCGTTCCAGAAAGGCTTTTAAAGATGGGTGTTCACATTTACGAACACGTATCGTCACGCTGTAAATCGACAACTGGTTATTCAGTCCCGCCGCACGACGCTGTTCATAACCATCGCCCAGCTTCACTGTCACCACTTTCGGCTCTGATACCACATTCATATCCGGGCGCACTTTCCAGTGAAACGTCTCCATTACCGATATGCTCCACTTAACCGACCACCATCACGGGCCTGCTGTTGCATAAAGTCCGCTGCCGCTTTTTTCCCAAGGTCATAAACCACCTTCAGGGCAGCCGGACCTATCTGCCCGTTCGTGCCATCGTTATTGATCTCAATGTTGTACTGCGGGGCAAACATCGCCATACCTGAACCACCAATATCCGCCACAACCCCCAGCTTACCGTCAGCACCACGACGCAGTGGCAGAATGGCTTCAGGCCCAGCTTCCCCCATCACACCTGCACCTTTTGCAAAAGCAAAAAACGTCGGACGGTTAACCACCGTGCCACTGTAGCGACTCAAATCAGCAGACTGATAAACACCACCATCAGCATTGGGCGTCACACTGGCAGTTGCTGCACTCCCCCAGCCAAACGCCGAACCAATCCCCTTAACTGCCTGCATCATGGACATCTGAGCCATGATTTTTGCCAGATCAGAAAGGAGCGAGGCGGTAAAAGATTTGAAGTTCAGTTTTCCGGTGGTACAGAATGTTGCCAGTGCATTACCTGCACTATTAAATGCCGCTGTAAGCATCTGCTCCGCAGTGCCTGCCGCATTATCCGCATCTGCCGTGAAATTCTGAAACGCCCGCATGGCACCGTTTTTCCAGTTACCCTGAGCAATTTCAAGCTGTTGCCAGTAACGGCGATTCTCATTCAGTTGCCTGTTCAGGCTCTCCGTCAGCGCCTGCTCGGCCTTTCTGTAGTCATCCGTGTTATATGTCCCTTTCTGCTCACTATCCCGCCTCAACTGCTCCAGCTGTTGCTGGTATTTCTGGCGAAGACTCAGTTGTACCTGATATCGCTGCCGCTGCTGATCACCCATACCCACCGTGGCGATATCCAGGTCATGTTGCTGATGCTGAGAGCGCTCTTCTTCAGCCAGTTGACTGGTCAGCTGAATTGTTTTTTTCTTCAGATCGTTGAGTGCCGTCTGTTTCTGAAGCTCCTGCTGTTTTACATCCAACAGCGTCAGTGCCTGAATCAGTTCATCTTTACGGGCCAGCACACTCTTTTCATCTGCCGTCAGTTTTTTCCCGTCCAGATCGCTGATGCGCTGCTGCAGAGCCAGAAGCTGTTTATGCGCTTCTGTCATCCTGTCAGTGGCAATGCCAGCTGACTGTCTTGCAGCAGCAATCTGTCCTTCCACCTGTGCCTGTTGCTGACTGTACTGCAGCAATAACCGGGTGGCCTCATCATTACGGGTTTCGCGTGTTTTTTTCTTACCGGATGCCAGGGCTTTCTCGTAACGTTCATTTTCACGTTGTATCGCCGCATCCCTGACAGCCTGGTCGGCGTACTGCATGGCATTAATACGCGCAATTTCACGCTGATGTCGTGCTGCTTCCGTTTCATTCATCCGGTTCAGTGCAGCATTTTCAGCATTACGTCGTTTCTGTTGCTCCTGATAATTCCGCTCTGCCTGCTCTTTTGCATCCTGCAAATCCTTCTGGCGTTTTTTCTCCTGAAGATCGTTAAGACGCTGCTGATCGTATTCAACCTGAGAAGATGATGCCGTCCAGGGGAGTCTTTTCGCCCGCGACACTTTCTCCTGTAAAGTGGCAATCTGTTCATCCAGCGAGTCTTCACGACCAATATTCATGGCCGCATCCCAGAAACGACTCCATAAATCAGACAGATACTTCAGCGTACTGCCAAGCGCATTGAGGTTATTATCAATATCCGCAGTACGCCGACCGGTTTCCTCTGCCAGTGCAGACATGGCTATCCGTGCAGCATCACTGGACCGTCCCTGCTCCCCAAGGACGCGTATCTGCTCAAGCTGAGTGGCAGTAAGAAAATGCAGCTCATTGTCCAGAGCCTTCGCGGCATTTACAGGATCATCCTTCAGCCGCTTAAACTGATTTATGGTATCGCTGACCGACTGGCCAACCGATCGCTCCATCTGTGCGGCAGCTCTCGCCACCATACCGATATCGTTTCCACGAAATGCACCACTACCCACCACCTGAGCCAGCGCACCGGCTGCAGCATGTTGCGTGATACCATTCCCGGAAATAGCACGACTGAGCGTCCACAGCTGCCCGGCAGTGACTCCGGCATAATGCCCCGTCAGCGACAGCTGGCGGTTAAATTCTTCCCCCTCCTTCTGACCGTCATACCAGGCTTTACCCAGACCATAGACAGCCGCGGCAATACCGCCAATAACCCCGCCAAGCATCATGCCTTTCGGTGACATCAGTGTGTCTATCCACCCGGCACGGTTAGCCAGCGTTATCCCGGATCCCCTCAGCGCACCTAAATTGCCGCGGGCCAGTTCACCTATCAGAACGCCTATCTCCTGGCGGGCCGCTGCACTTTTCAGACCCAGCGAATGCGTGGCTTTTCCTGCCTGCTCCATTTTGCGGATATACACTTCTGCAGCACTGCTTACCCCCAGTTGGGCAGCCTTAGCACGAAGCAACTCAGAAGAAGAAAGATTCTGGCGGGTTGCCTGCTCTTTAAGCTGACGGATAAACGCCACTTTCTGTCGGGTAGCCTCTTCCTCAGCCTGTGTAAGAACACGGGTTTTCGCAGTAACCTCAGAAATCAGCGCCAGATAATCCTGCTGACCAATCCCGCCACTGTTTCTGGCCTGTCGGATCTGCTGCTGAATACGCTGTAATTCCTGCAGCCCCGCACTGGCCTGTTTCACACTGTCAATCTGACGATAAAACGCAGCAGCCGCTTTATCCTGAGCCTCCGCCAGAGCCATGGCCTGCGCCTGTTCCTCGCGCATTTTCTGGCTCAGCGCCTCCATGCGCTGGCGGGTTTTCTCCACCTCGCGGGCCATGCGTTCATGAGCCTGTGCGTTCTTCTCCACCGTCTGCGCATGGACGGATGCGGCTGTTGCAGCCGAAGAAGCCGCCTGCGTTGTCTGCCGGGCGGCCTGAGTCTGACGCTCCATAAAACGCTGCATACGGGCAGAAGACCGTTCTGCATCGCTGGCTGCACCATTCAGAAGGTTTTTGATACGGGGGATTTCATTTTTAAACTCTGCCGCATCAATCCCCAAATCAATGACCAGGTTGGCTATCTGGTCCATAACGCACACCTCCGGAAATACCTTCCCCAAGATGCATCAGTTCTTCGTCCGTTCGCTCCGGTATCCCGTTCTCTTCCGGTAAAAGGCTGAAATCAGCCACCGCAGCATCACTGCTGCCGGACACCATTCTCACGATCAATGCCTTCAGCGAGGCAAACTGCGCATCCATCCACACATCACTGAAGCTCTGCATCCGGAAATAATCGCCCCACTCACCAAGCTCAGTGGCCGACATTTCCGACAGCATCCGCCGCCAGTCTGCCCGCCGGAACTCCCGGGCAAGCCGCATGACAAACTGCATTTCCCGCGTCAGGACTTTTCCGGCGTCAGCACCTCATGCTCCAAATCCCCGGCATTCTCAATGGCTCCCATACCGCTCAGCGACAGAACCATCTCCGCCCCCGCTCCCAGGGCATCATACGACCATGTTGTAATAACGGATGCGCAAAGCGTCTCAACATCCTGAGACTGTTCCGCATTCCACAGTGAGCGGGAAACCAGCCAGGCATTGATATCCATCCCCATCCGCAGAAAAGCAATCTGTCGTTCAGCCTCCGGCAGTTCTCCCTCTTCGGCATCAAACTTTGCCGTTCGCTGCTGAACAAACGCCAGATATTCAATTCTCTGCAGCCCGGACAGCTCACTGAGCACCACGGACTGCTTTTCATAATTAAACGTGCCCTGTTTCAGAAACATCATGTTCTCCACCTGCAAAAAAGCCCCGGATAACCGGGGCAAATGATGAGTATCGTCCTGTTAACCTGCGGCGCTGACAGCCACCGCAGCCACTGCCACAAAATCGCCGTCAGAAGTCATGCCCACAATGCTGACACTGCCCTGCTTCACGCCTTTCACCGTGGCCACAAGCCCGTTCAGGGTCACCGTGGCAGTCTGTGGATCTGTCGAATGCACACTGATCGCTTTGTCACTGGCTCCGTCAGGTTTTACTGTAAAGGTCAGCGTGGTGGTTGCTCCCACTTTTACACTGGCAGATGCCGGTGCCACCGTCAGCCCGGTAACGCTCACTGTTTCAGTGCCTTCCTCTGCCAGATACGGACGCCCCACACCGCTGATTTTCACTGTGCGGGTCATCACGTCTTTTGAGGCAATGGTTTTACCCAGTGAGCTCAGCCAGCCACGGAAAACATCAACAGTGCCGTTGGGATATTTGATACGAAACGCGCAGACTTCACCGGAGTCGAACAACTGAACCAGTTTTTTCTGCCCGCTGTCACCCGGACGCCAGGCCAGCGTCGCCGAAGTATCACCGACGGATTTCTGCCCCTGGGTTGTCGTTTTCCAGTCTGCATCTTCATCATCGAGATAAGAGTCATCTTCTGCATCAGCGGTCATTTCGCCAGGTTGCAGATCCTTCACCATCGCAAGACGCAGCCAGTCAGTGTCCGATAAAGGGTTCGCAAACGCATCGCCCTTGCCGGTGTACATCCAGAACGTCGTTCCCGCACCTTTCGTTTTTGCCAGTGGATTTGGTGTGGTCATTGCCACCTCCTTTAATTCGTGTACGTGATCTGGTACGTGATTTCCGCCATCGCCCAGGTGGCCATCTCATTATCACGTTGATAGTTAAAACCGAGAGGGATCAGGGTGTCGATGAGTCCGGAAAGTGCCGGTATATCATTCAGGGCCGGGAAAATGGTGCTCTCCATCCACATATCCAGCTCTGAATCCGGTGCCTGTGCCCGGATGAAGACAGCAATATGCAGAACAGCCTGCCAGTCATCTTCATCCGTCATTTTTCCGGTGTACTGAGCATCACTCAGCCACACCGCCACGGCAGGCAGTTCCTGCGCATCAATAAATGCCGGAAGCCCGTCAAAAAACGTGGCGCTGTCTCCACACTGTTCCCGAAGGCGTGCCAGTACGGCCTGGCGGATTTGTGTATGTCGGTTCATCGGGTCAGCCATAACCTCAGTTGTTGTTTCAGTGCATACCCCAGCTGTTTCGGCATTTCCGCAGCAATGATGCGGTCGCGGGCATCTTCAAATGCCTGTGTCAGCGGTCCGGAAAGCGGGATTTTCACCACATCAATGGGGTAACGATTTTTGCCATCAATACGCCGCATCACATGCCAGCGACCATTCGCCAGTTGCTGAATAAACGCATCCCGGAAAAGATATTTACCCACCTTCAGCACACTGCCACGGTACTGCAGTTTTCCACCACGCCGGGCCAGTCTGACCCGGGCTGTCCCCAGCTTAATGGCGGGCAGATTGCCCCGGTTAACGCGGATCCTGGCCGTCATTTTTCCTGACGGACTGGCTTTAAACACCCGGACACGCTGACGTACCAGTTTCAGGGGGATCCCTTTCACCTGGTTATCTCCCGCAACGGTATTCCCGGCAACCTGCCGGGTGGCAACCGAGACCGCTTTCTGTGCCACACGGTTTATCGCCCATGCGCTGGCCTGTGGCACCATACGGGTATCAAGGCTGTTCAGATTGCGGATGGCATTCTCAAGCCCCTTCATCCCACACCTCTTTACTCAATAAAGATCATTGGCTTACCGTTAAAGCGTTCATGCCGTGTGACCGTCCATTGTTGTCCGTCATAAACAACGCGATCCCCGCGCCGTGGGCGGTATCCCGAAGAAAACACCACCAGAGAGACCGCAGGTCCGGACAGGGCATTCAGCTCTGCCAGTGTTTCTCCCGGGATCACGGTCATATCGACATCATTAATCGAGGCTGTCTTTCCCATCTTTCTGACCGTGATAGCATCCATACGCGCTGCCAGCCGGGAAAAGGGATCAGACATTGAGTTTTACCGGCACTTCTTCTGCACTGGTTCCGGCATCTGCCCAGACAACCCCGACCAGCGGATCAGAGCCGCTGTTAGTCAGCTGAACTTTTCCGGACTTCAGATAAACCTTCTTACCCGTTTTCATGTCATCCGTTTTCAGCTTAGGCAGCATAAACACACCTTCGGTCATACCGTCGCCTGTTTCACCTTGTGGAATATCGGTCAGCGCCACCGCAAAAACATCACCCACCTGCACCAGATCTCCGCTGCTGATGGCTGCACTGGCAACAATCGCCACCGTTTTTCCTTCTTCTACAAAATTCTTTGCCATAACTGTCTCCACACAGCCCCGTTCAGGGGCTGATTTCAGGTACAAAAAAAGCCCTTACGGGCCATCAGAGTTGTTGTCTGCGATGTTTACGCCGTACATTTCACCAGACCGCGGTGATCAACTGGCGCGACACCGGCGTCAATACGCACTTTCGTTGTCACGCCATCCACACTGAAGCCCTCCATCTGATCAATATATGGCGTATCCACACCGTTGAGATAAGCCACTTCAATCGTATCGGAGCCTTTTGACGCAGCCAGGTAGAAGGTGGTCTGGCTGTTATCATCAAGACGAGGCTCTGCAATAACGGTCGCAAAATCTTTCACCGGGTTAATAATACCGGCGTTAATGTCAGCCCCCTTGACACTTGAGGAGCGAATGACCTGGTTAGCAACAGACTCCATCGCCGTCGGTACCAGTACGAACGCAGGACGAATATTCAGATGACGCTCCCCCTCTTTCTGAACACGCATCAACTGGCGGGCTTTATCCAGCGATGCCACGTCCATTGCAGCGCCCTCCAGTACGTTTGCATGTTTCGCTTTATCGAACAGACTTACATTATCTGTGGAGATTTTCGGGTTAGACGTCAGAATGGCATAAACCAGATCGGCAATAGTGGATTTCGCCGCACGGCCCAGCTTCATCGGGACATCGGTCAGCATATTCAGATCATCATTGATAATGGCCTGACGGGTGATACTGAACAGCTCGCCATAGGTCGCCAGTGCAATAGTGGCCTGTTTATCTCCGGTGGTGACGTATTTATATTCCGCCCCTTCACGCACCTGACGCAGAGCACTGAAGCCCCCCATACCCACGCGATGGGTAATTTTAAAATCAGACAACTGACCTTTCCGCGTCCACTGTTCATAGGTTTCAGGGGCATCCTCCCAGCCCTGCAGAATGGCTTTGTTCGCAACATCCAGCAGAATATTACCGAAGTCAGACGTACTGTGTGTGAACGCCGCACCGACCATCTGCATCGGGTTATAACCGGAAACCCCAATACCCCGTTCAGTCAGTGACATACGGGCATATTCACGCAGGGTCATCCCGTTGTAGACATTATCACGCTCGGTTTTTTCAAATCCGGCACGCGCCATCAGCGCCTGGCGGATCCCGTCCCCCACAAAATTACCGTTACCGGCATAAATATGAGCCGGGGTATTTTTATTGGATGGCGTGGACTCGCGCCCCATCTCGTTCAACAGCTTTTCGCGGGCCTGCTCCAGCGAACATTCAGGATCGGCAAGACACTGAGCCTGCAGCGTCTGATAACGCCCGCCAAACATGGCAAACAGATCATTAATACCGTTTACACGCGCTTTTTGCTCTGCCAGTACCTGCGCACGGATACTGTTTTCATCCACCACGGGTGCTGCTGCCTGCACTGGCGTCCGGGAGGCTGCAGGTTCATTATCCTGTACGCGTGGAGCACTGTTGCGTGGCGGAGTAATCATGTTTCGAATGGATTCCGGCATCTTTTTAAATTCCTCTGTACGTTTTGACTGAATACATGCCATTGCCTTAACGGCTGGCGTCACCTGATCAGCAAATCCATGTGCCAGACATTCGGCACCGGACATCCAGGTCTCATCCGCCAGCATGGCAGCAATTTCATCGGTAGTTTTCCCGGTTTTCTGTGCATAAGCGGGTAACAGAACCGCCTCAACCTTATCGAGCAGGTCGGCATAGGTGCGCATGTCCTCCGCATCACCGCCCGTAAAGCCAAATGGTTTATGAATCATCATGAAGGTGTTTTCCGGCATAATGACCGGGTTTCCCACCATCGCAATGACCGACGCCATTGACGCCGCCACACCGTCGACATAAACGGTAATGGACGCACCATGTGTTTTCAGCGCATTAAAAATGGCGATGCCTTCAAAGACATCGCCACCCGGTGAATTGATATGGAGATTAATGTGGGTGATATCGCCCAGTGCATTCAGATCACTGATAAACTGCTTCGCTGTAACACCCCAGAAACCAATCTCGTCATAAATATAAATATCCGCGTCACTCTGGTGACCAGCCTGCATCCTGAACCAGGAATTATTCTTCGGACTGGTCGTCGGTGTGCTGCGGCTCCTGTCGTTTCGTTGCGGCACTGCTGCCTCCTTTATCACTGGCCGGATCGGTATCAAATACCAGATCCAGCTTGCGGTTTTCATCAATTTCGGCCTTGCGCCGACGTTTGACATCATCCGGATTACGACCACCTGCACGTACCCAGTCTGATTCTGTCGCTGCTCCACCACGAATCTGAATTTTCCAGGCCTCAGCCTCCTTAACAGGGTCAATCCACGGCATCACCGGTCCGGAATACACCGCGGTATACAGTGAAGAACGGTCAAGATCGCGGGGTAGCCTGATAACACCGGATGCCACAGCCTGTTTCAGCCAGGCACGATACATCGGGCGGGTGACAGCACCAATAAACCAGTCCTGCAGGATCAGGTAGCCATCAGTGGATTCAACCAGCTCCTGACGCTGGGCGCTGTAAGTGCCGTTATAGTTGCGCGCTGTACTGGAAAAACTCAGACGACTGCCCGCCGCCACGGCACGCAACTGACCATTACGAAAAGTTTCAAGGTTAGGATTGGGACGATCCGACTTCACCATTCCGATTTCTTCGCCGGGTTTCAGATCGTCGTAAATAATGCCTGGCTGAATGGTAAGCTCGCGTTCATTCTCCTTGCTGCCATTACCATCCGGTTCATAGCTCTGCCCGTCGCCTTTGCGGATGTACATCCCCAGAGCAGCGGCGATCCTTGCTGCAGTCAGCTCATAATCTTCATAATCTTTCAGGGCACTGAGGCGGATCAGCACACCGGACAACAAAGACGTCCCGCGCATCTGGTGCAGACGGCGAACAAATTTAAGATGCAGCATTCGCTCTGCATCCACTTCTTTGGTTTCCATCTGCCGTCCGGATACGGGACGGCTTTTATACACCAGATATTTTTCGGGACGCCCCCAGTCATCAACAAACACGCCCTGATTCAGCCTGTTGCTCTCATCACTGGTCATGGGAATAAAGTCTGGCTCGAGCGCCTCCAGCCAGAAATGAACACCGGCAGAAGGCGTCAGGCTGTTTATGCGCCCGGAAACCATCTGGGCAAACACCTCACCATCGCGCAGCCAGGTACGCAGCATCAGACGTTCCAGCATCGGACGGGTAAACTGCCCGGTGACTTCCGGACTGACAGACCATTCACTCCATCGGGTGCGTATCTCCGCTGCCAGATCACGGGCAATGGCCCCATTGCGTAATACCGGATGTGGCTCGACAATAATCCCGTTTTTCCCCACCACCCGTTCTTCCAGCTTGTCAAATACACCAATAACCAGATCGTGGTTGTTATCAAGGTAACGGGCCTGCTCACGTAACGACACGGCCCCGTACTGGCTTAACTGGTCGGCAGTTCGGTTTTCCCGCCGGGCTTTGTGTGTCCGTGTCGTTTTTACGGCCTCATAAGCCTGGATCACCGCACGGGAACGCAGCCTTGCCGCTTTCCATCCTGGTGAAAAAACGCCAATCACATCATCAAGAATTGCCATCAGAACCTCGCCAGCCGGTACCCGGGATGCCCCCGTCGTCGTGTAATCAGAGCCGCAAGGCGGCGCTCCCACTCCTGCCGTCCCTGCCGGATCTCAGATAAGTTTTCCATGGTCATCTGCTGACCATTAAAGGTGACGGATTTTCCGTCCAGCACCGCCATTTCAGCTTCCATATAACGCTGAATCATGGCTTCGATATCATTCTGGTTCATAACCATCCTCCGGAAGTCAGCCAGGGGTTAACATCATCAGTTACTGTTTTCTTCCGTTTTTGTTTTTTAACAGGCGTGGATACCGGTTCCGGTGAGGATGACGGTTCGGTACTGTCCTGGACACACTCCAGCCAGGTTTCCCGGCTCGCCCACTCCGGTGCATCCGGCCAGCGGATCTTTTCGTATCCATGCAGAATGACCAGAGCCTCGGCATACACCATCAGGTCAAAAGCTTCGTTGGCACCGCGACCCGGCTTACTCCATTTCCCGTCACTGCTCCGCTCTTCATACGTCAGTTCGTCGTAAAACCAGCTCCCCAGCCAGTCAGGGAAATGCACATAGCCGGGACCTGGCGAGTCACGCCATAACGCGTTATTCACCCGGTCTTTCAGTGCATCCGTCTGAAGAAGCCAGAGCGGCACATCACCTGCGGCCTGCGCCCGTCGGCCCGTTCGTCCGGTGTTATCAGGGAATGTACGGGTGATCAGTTTTGCGCGCCGGATGCTGTCGCCCTTAAACAGGTAAATACGTTTACCAAGGCCATCACGACGGCAACGACGCCAGAATTTATAGGCATTATCAGTGACCCCGTCTTCACCGCCGGAGTCCACCGCCATTGCCATCAGTCGCATTTGTTGAGAAGGATCGGAGGCCAGCGGCCAGCTTTTATGAAAAACATCCGTCAGCAGGACATCCCAGTCTTCCGGATAGCTGGCCGGATCAATTCGCTGGCTCTCCCCGTCGCTGTCACCGCGCAATGACTGCGTGATGTTGTAACGATCAATAATCCAGCGTTCGCCACGGCTGCCATAGCCCGTTACCTGAACCACAAAACGGCGATGACGTCCCGCCTGCACATCAACTGTCGCCACCAGGAAATTAACGCCATCCGGCACACTGCGGGAAGGAACTGGCTCTGCCCGCTGCTCAAGCAGTTCACTTTTTCGTTGCTCCATGCTGGCACGGGGAAGATAAGGTAATCCCCAGTCGGTATTGATAACCGTCTTGAGTGTTTCTTCACTTCCGGTTGTCTCGTATTCCTGTTCTGCAGTAAGCAGTTTGTAAACGAGTTGCGAGAGTGTCTGGTAAGCAGCTGCCGGACCCTCCATCCAGAATGACGCAATACGTGAGCGTCGGGGATCACCATAACGACTGCCATCCGCATTGATGGATTCACCATCCCGCAACCAGACCCCACGTCCGTTCAGCTCACGTTTTTGTTCAGGCATAATCCGTCCTGAACAGGAAGGACACTGAATATAAGCCGCCTCACTTGCCAGCACGGGATCGGCAATATCACGGAAACCAGCAACCACATCGCCGCAGGGCTGAAAATACTCACCACAGTGTGGACAGGGCCAGTACCAGCGACGGCGATCGCCACGGTTATAGAGCGACAGTATCCCCGTGGTTGGTGGAGCCTCATGCGGTGAAGTCCGTCGCCATTTCACATCCTTCACATCCCTGCCGGGGGAACTCTCCACCAGCGTCATACCACTGGACATAAATGTGGTGGTACGTTTTGAGGCAAGAGAGAAGGCATCCCCCTCGCCATCAATATCTTCCGGAAAACGGTCATAATCCGTCAGCGCCACGCATTTATAATCTGATGAGGACATGATATTGACTGACGGCCAGCCGATTTTCAGGTAGTTGCCAGCAAGGAATGTTCTGTCATAAACGTTGTTGTCATTTTTGTTCGGACTCAGGCGACTGACCACTTCCGGGCTGACGCGAAACGTTCTGGCAAGTCGTTTTTTGGAGTGTTCGCGGGCTTTTTCCTCCGTCATCTGAATGATCAGCATATCAGCAGGATCGCAAATCACATTGTAAATCACCCAGCCGTCAATCAGGCCGATAGTCTTGCCAGTTCGTGCCGGGCCAACAAATATCACTGCGTCGTATTCACGCGAGGCCAGGCAGTTCATCGGCTCAATAACATACGGTGCCACCAGCGGATCCCACGGGACTGAATTCCCGGCCCCCATGGGCACCCGCATATACTGAGCAACGGCATCAGCAACCAGCATTCGTCTCGGTGCGCGAAGGATATAACCTGAATCGGTTCGTGCTGCCTTTGCGGTTTCCTGATTCAGCATTACTCCTCCTGCTGTAATTCCTCCTCATCATCCGCACCTGCTTCGGTCACCCGCAGGGCTATCTGATCGCGCAGATCATCAATAATGGACTGAACACGGCTCACAGCGGCAGGCTGCAGGCCGCAGTCACGTTCCAGAATATCCGGTAATGTCTCCAGCACCTGCACGACCGCTTTTGCCCAGATGGCAAACTCCCGTCTGACATCACTGGCCGGAATGAGTTGTGCCGTTTCCTGTTCGAACTTAAGACGCTCACGTTCAGACTGATACCAGGCTTTGCGTTCATGTGGATCCATTTCGCCCTCAGCAACCGGCGGTGGTAACCCCATAAATTCAGTCAGAATATCGGTCAACCGATATAGCTTGAGTTTGTCATGTCCACCAGCGGGACGAATGTTTTTCAGTCTTGCCACGACAGTCTGGCGGTGCAGACCAGATAAAGCCGCCAGTTGATTAATATTCAGCACCAAGTTTTTCAACTCATGATCCATATTTCCTCCGGAGAGCTTTAAACATGCATCGTGCGAACAACTTTAAGAAAACGCGTTCGATGTCGAACAAAAACCGCTCAATTCGACATACAAAAAACAAATAACCATTAATAATCAATAAGATGCAAAGATGATGGTGGCCGATAAAAATGCAAAAACTAGCCTTTTTCCGCGACGCTCCCGCCCCGTGGCAGGCCACCCCACCGGGAGGACCCGTCAGCCTGACAGCTCTGACGAACGTCTGATACAACACCTTGCATGAATGGCATCGGGATAATCCAGAAAGGCATAGCATCGTGCCCACAAGAATCTGTGTAAGTGTCCTGTTTCTTCCACCCCCGCACAGGACTGGCGAGCATGAGGGACAAACCCGCGAACCATAAACGCGGTAAAAACCCGGTGTGCATCGTTTTTGATTATTCCCGCACACTCGCGCAGAAGGAGTTCCCCGTCGGGCTACGGTCTCTGTTAATACGGGAATACGGCGACGATACAGCGCATGATGTGTCAGGCTTGAATACCTTTATCCGTTAAAAGGGATATCAGTTAAGCTATCCCGTGTAGGGTATAAGCCATTATCAAAGCCACTCTGTAGGGAGTGGCTTTTGTAATGGCAATAAAAAGCCCCGCGAATGCGAGGCTAAATCCTGGTATTTGTAATGACTGGCTCTTATCTCAACGCAGCCCCTTACCGCGCGCAAGATGCTCAATATCAAGCATCAGCAATGAGATGTTTAATCTGGATTCACTCCAGAAGTGATCACCATCCTGTCTACAGAGCCAGATGTGAAGGATGATGAGTAAAATTATCGCTATCATCGAAGGCATTGCGTCCTGATGTATTCCTGAAGCGTTCTCAGTGCTGTTTGGTCGCGGATAATTCCGTCCCGGATACCGAGAACGTTTCGTCCAGCAACTGGAGAGAGTTCGACGGTGGCATCATTGCCCATGCCGGAGGCGCTGGAGGTTTCGGCTGAGGATGGCACAGGGCATTTTCCTTTGACGAACACCCGACCACCATTATCAAGCTTGCGCCGAAGAGCATCATTTTCAGCTTTCGCATCAGCTAACTCCTTCGTGTATTTAGCATCGAGTGCATCAGCAGAACGCTGGCGCTGCTGCATGTCAGTAATGGTGGCGGTCGCCTGCTTCAGCTCACTGACTTTTTTATCTCGCTGTTCTTTGTAGGCGATGGCGTTATCACGGTAATGATTGACCGCCCACGACAGGCAGACGATGATGCAGATAACCAGAGCGGAGATAATCGCGGTTACTCTGCTCATTGTTGCCCCCACAAACAGACTTCACGCTCAATCTCACGACGAGTCATCAGGCCTTTCCATTGCTTACCGCCAGCGTATATCCAGCGACGTAGCTGGTCACATGCGCCTTTGATATCGCCCTGGTTTATTTTGCGAAGAAGCGTCGATGTTCTGAAATTGCCAGCACCCACGTTGTAGACGAACGAGTAAAGAGCGCCGCGCGTTGTTTCCGGTATATCGACTTTGATGTACGGGTTAATTTGTCTGGCAACCGTGGCAAGGTCTTTATTCAGGAGGGCTTTGCATTCTGCTTCGGTATACGTTTTACCGAGCATGATGTCTTTTCCGGTGTGTCCGTGACATACAGTCCATACGCCAACGATATCTTTGTATGGTATGTAGCTGACACCTTCCAGGCCATCGTCACCACTTGGGCCAGTGATTAACACTGATGCTATAGCAATTGCTCCGCCACCAATAGCAGCAGCAACTGCTTTTCGTAATGATGGAGGCATTATTCACCTCTCGCAGCCTTGCGCTTATCTTCTTTAATCTTGAAATAAAGGTTTGTCAGGTACGTCAGCAGGCCAAATACCAGGCTACCCAGCACACCTATTGCTGCCCACTGTGAGGGCGTGACTTTATCGAGCAGCTGTAAAAACCAGTAACCGGCACTACCTGCTGAGGTGCCATAGGCGACACCCGTTGTTAACTTATCCATGGATTTCATAACCCCACCTCGCAGATGCGGGTGCTGTGTAATGGAAATAAAAAGGCCACCTGACGTGGCCACCAGATTATTTCCCCACCAGCTCGTTTATCTCTTTCACTGTCTGGTTAAACCGCTCTGACTCAAGCTCAACACCTAAGGCCCGACGCCCCAGCGCCATTGCTGCTTTTATTGTGGAACCGGATCCCATAAAAAAATCAGCAACCAGATCACCAGGTCGACTACTGGCATTGATTATTTGCCTGAGCATATCCGCCGGTTTCTCACACGGATGTTTACCCGGGTAGAACTGAACGGGTTTATGCATCCAGACATCGGTATAAGGCACGGAGACTGATACGGAGAAATAGCGCCGGAGAGATTTAAACTCATCCAGCAATTCAGAATATTTGCGATTCAGTGAATCATAAGATGCCACCAGCTGGTGGTGTGGTTGTTCCAGTTGTTGTTCCTGAAACTTCTCTGCCGCTATACGGGAAAACAGTGCCTGTAACTTCCGATAGTCAGCCTCATTCGGCAACTGCCACTGACTGGCACCAAACCAGTGGGAAACCATATTTTTCTTACCTGTGGCTTCGGCAATTTGTTTTGCCGTTATACCCAGTTCGGCACGAGCATCCCTGAAATACGATATCAGCGGTGCCATTATGTGCTGTTTGAGTTCCCTTTCTTTTGCCGCATAGCCGTCACTTTTGCCGCGATATGGCCCCTGGTAATGTTCAGCAAACAGAACGCGCTCTGTGGCAGGAAAATATGCGCGCAGACTTTCTTTATTACACCCATTCCAACGTCCGGACGGCTTCGCCCAGATGATATGGTTAAGCACGTTGAAACGTTCACGCATCATGATCTCAATATCAGATGCCAGGCGATGCCCACAGAACAGGTAAAGGCTTCCGGCAGGTTTCAACACCCGCCAGAACTGGGCCAGACAGTGGTCCAGCCACTTAAGGTAATCTTCGTCCCCTTTCCACTGATTGTCCCAACCGTTGGGTTTCACCTTGAAGTAAGGCGGATCGGTAACAATCAGGTCAATGGAATCATCAGGCAGGGACTGAATAAAATGCAGGCAATCAGCGTTGATTAAATCAACACTGTTTATTTTTACAGTGTTTTTCATGGATCAGTAAGCGTAACTCTGGTAGGCTCACTCTGCTTTTGCGCTAAAGCAGTGGGCCGTGGTTCGCTTGTGACCAGTAAGCATGAGCGAATGGCTGGCAGGTGCTACCAACACCCACCAGCCGCCCATTTTCACAGCAGGAAACCGCCATTACTGGCAGCGTCTGAATTTATTCCCATACCCGCCATTATCCTTCGCCAGCCCCGCCAGAACTAACTGAGTCAGTATTAACTGGCACCGGGCTTCACTTACTCCGGTAGTTCTCGTCATCATGCGTGGCGTTACCCACTTGTCAGCAGGTAAGAAATGAAGGACTGCGGCGGCGGTTTCTGTCATATCTTGCTGTTTTAGCATGTCTTTTTCCCTTCTGGTTAACATGACATACCAATAACTCTTGTCTAAAAAGCCAGCAAGATAAAAAGTCAGTATTCACGGCCACCAGCGTGTTTACTGTACTGCACCAAGTTTACAGGTACAAAAAACCCGCTCAGTGGCGGGTTGCTATCACAGCTATATATTTACTTATTATGCCGTTACTAACATTTATCTTCGACATATAATCGAAAACAAGGTTTGCTTAAAACTCTGCTTTCATTTTATCCGGGAATTTTTTATTTGCAGCATAATAACTACCAAGTACATAAGCGTTCATTTGCTGCTCTACATCAACCCGACATGCCGCACTAGAACAAGCTCCACTGATAAGCCCAAAAGAACTCCCTTTAGCAGAGAGATCAGCTTTGATTTCCTCTACAGTGTTTTTCCCCATAGCAACTACACACCCTGTCACAATATATCTAGCCTTCACATCATCCATGCTAAGGATAGTAGTTTTCGCAATTTTGCTGTATCCATCATTTTTATAAACATCCATGGCAAACGCACGGCAATCTGTATAATACGGACTTGCTTTAACTTGCGAATACTCAGGTAATTTCATACCTGCACAACCAACCAAACAAAAACCTATCGCTGCTATTAATACCTTTTTCATTACAGTCATAACCTAGAAGCATCATTGAAACTAATTTATTAAATAATCATCGAGTTTCTGGAATACAGACGTTAACCATCTCTCCAAAATCTAAAAGATAATAAGAAAAAATGTTTAACGCACCAATCCATTTCATAGTTTCATGAGACATCAGGCACAAAAAAACCCGCTCAGCGGCGGGTTTTTGACATTTACCAACGGTAGACATACAAGGCCCATCGTTGAGAAAATCTTATCCATATTTTTTGAAAAATGCAAGCATCACGTCGACATCTTCGGCGAAAATTATCTATCTTGTCACTTTTCTCAATTGCGATTCAGCATACGCTTCTTCCTGCCAGCACTTTGTAACCAGTTTATTAATAACGTCTGCATATCCTTTGTACCACTGATAATCCGTCAGGTCCGGTACCAGTTTCTGGACATGATGCCGCGCCAGTGTGGTTGGTAAACGGCTAAACCGGTTGCCATTGCAACGCCCACAAATCTTATAAACAGGCACACCATGAAGCCGGGTTCTTTTTTCATCCAGGACAATACCTTTACCCTTACACCCTCTGCACGCTGTGCTGACTTCTCCCTTACCATGGCAATGCTGACATAGTTCCTTCACCCACTCTTCCTTGATAACAGATTCCCCGCATCTGGAGTGTTTCACCACTTCGCGCAATACATTATGAAATCCAGTACCAGCACAATGCTCACAGCGAGCCTTACTTGCCGCAGACCTGGAATAATCAGCAAAGGCAAAATTCACAAGGTAAGGGATGATCTGTAACCGGGTTTCTTCACTCAATTTGTTCAATGTCGGGTTATCCAGTGCCATCGCGTAATTGAGCAGACCTTCAATCGCAAATTGAGGATCCTGAACACCAACTTTTGCCAGGAATAAGGCAAACCCAAGCGGTGCTTTCGACTGCACCATCCCCTGCGCAGCCATCACATCCGTAATCGTTAAACCACCTGAGCCTGTCGCCGGTGCGTCATCGCTCAATTTTGGAGATTTTGGGGAGTAATATTTTGGTAAGGCTTCAAGGTTCATGCTCGTTCTCCACTTACGCCAATACGCCAATTGCCAGCGCACGATCGATAAAACGAAATATCAGCTCCAGCTGAGAGCCATACTTCTCTTCAAATGCCATGGTATCCGCATGCAGCTCGTCGTGATGCTTTCTGCACAAAGGCAACACAAAGAGGTCATGCGCTTTTGTACCCATTCCACCCTGACCGTGGCCTATCAGGTGGTGGGGATCATCAGCAGGCTTTCCACAACATGCACACGGCTGTGTCTTAACCCAGCGCGTGTACTTTTCATTAACCCAGCGGCGGCGTTTTGGGCGTAACATAAAAGACTCCGGCGACTCCGGATCCACTTTCAGCGCCAGCACCTTTTTCGCTTTATCCTGGATGATGCTGGTGGCAGGAACCGAAGGCACAAGGTCACTTTCCCGGGTGACAGACGGCACAACAGGTTTCGGTAATCTCAGCGCCTTACGGGCTGCGCTTTCAGGTAAGGCATCCGCCAGGTCATTACGAATCAGCCACCAGCACAGTTCCGGCATTGTCACGGCATGGTTATCATCAAAACCGAGATCCCGACGGACTACAGACAACACCCAGCGGGCACAGTTATCCGTTGCCATTGATTCCAGCCGTTCCGTGAACTGATCGCGCAGCTGGTTATCGCAGTGCCAGCACAGACGGATTGCGCCAGGAGCGTGTCGCATTGTGGTCATGTTCTCGCTGTGCCAGTCGGAATGAGGCCACTGGCAGCCTTTTTCACGAAGTAACCAGCTTTCAAGACATTCCACGCCACCAGCACGACGGATCACTGCCTCATTGCGGAACACGGCCCGAACGGCAGGATCATCCGCCAGCGGTTGTGATGCCGCGGGAACGGCACCACTGGCGAAAGATGAATAACGTTCCGGCTCAGGCTCCAGCAGGACACGCCCCTGCATAAACAGGGGCATCAGCTCTGAACCTGGCCTGAACAATACGATCCCCATACGCGGGGCAATTTCAGGGGTCAGTAGTGCTCTCACGGTCACCTCAATGAACGGTATCGAGCAGCTTTAACAGCTCAGGGAATCGGGATTCGAAGAAATGCGGCTGCGTCTCGCGCGGATTTGCGGGACTGGTGATGTTCTTGCCGAACATGCAGCCTTTCGCTGTCAGCGACCAGAATTTTTTGATGTTGTTAATCGCGGTACGGCTGTATCGTTCGCGTTGTTCAACGATCCCCAGCTTCGCCATCTGGTGATATGCCTGATTAGCCGTCAGGCGGATACCATACTGTTTCAGCAGTGCACTCAGCGACAGCGTAGGGCGACTTGAGCCATCAGGCGCGTCAGCAGGAGCATCAATGGCATAGCGCGGTGCCAGATTCGGTAAGCCAACAGCCTCCTGGAGTTTCTGACAGGCACCAAGCACTGAAGAGTTAGACAGGTTTAACTCCCGGCGCATAAAGTCCAGCAGAATCACACCAGCCTGCATCTTGTCAGCAGCCTGTCCGGATAATTTTTCAGGTGCGCTGGTTACCATATCGAAAGTACGGATCACCTTCAGATGGAATGACGGGCTGATCCACATTGCATAGGCATACACTAGTTCCTTGCAGACATACGTTCCCCGTTCATTTCCCCCATGAATCACACTCACCGGGTCAACACCCAAATTCTGGGTGTTGGTCAATTCATGAACAAGCTCAACAGTTTGTTGGCTGGAAAGAAACTTTCCTGGTTCCTTGGTTCTGGCATTTGCACCAGATGCTACTGCTGCGCGATGCAGATCGTTCAGGCTGTAACGCCCATAAGCATCACGACGAACTTCAATACCATCAATGACCATCAGATTATTCATACTTCGTTTCTCCTCTTAATCAGGCGGCTGCACCCGCCGGTTTCTCATACTTACTGATAGTGATCTCGACCTTCCCTTTCGGGATAACCGGTCCCCACTCCACCAGCATTCTTTTCACCTGTCTGTCGTCTTCCCACACACCCGCGTGGGTCAGGGCGTCAAACAGCGCCTTGTTATAGTTGTCCAGATCGCGGATCCGGTTATCCGGAGGAAACAACACGATCTCCACTGAAGCAGGTGCCGACGTTGGTTTCGGCAGACGACGTAACTGCTCAACTATTGCTGCGCACGCCGCGCTCTGGAATTTTCGCCCCGCCGCGCTTATCAGGCTCTTACCAGCAAACGCCCCTTTGTTGGGGTGTCGCCAGTACGTGTTCACACTGGGCGGGAAAGGAAGGATCAACTTCATACTTTCAAGCCCCTCTCATGTAACCAGTGGGCTGCACGCAACCTGGCGTTCTCCTCACCGGCAAGCAGTGCGCGGATGATACCGACCGCTTCGCTGTCGTCGTCCTTCACTGCGGTATGAAGCGTTATCCCCCGGGCCACGCCACGCTTTATCGTGATGACGCCTTTTTTCTCCAGTGCGCGAAGATGCTCCACCGCTGCATTCACCGAACGGTATCCCAGCATGGTTGCCACCTCCTGATTGGTTGGCGGGAAGCCACGTTCTTTCTGATAAGAAATCAGCATATCCAGCACCTGCTGCTGGCATTGAGTTAACGTCGTCATGCCGCCATCTCCCTGACCAGTTTTTCTGCCTGCTGGCGAACCTGCGCCAGAAACGCCTCACCACATGCCTCAAGTTCATCGCGCCCGATGTAGCTGATTGCCGGTCCCTTCCAGGTCTTGTCGAAAACAGCAATAGCACCAGCGAAGAAAGCGCCTGTCGGCACCTGCTTCTCGTCCTTCGGGATAAACCAGGCAGGCAGTTCAAAACCAATACGCCCGCGAATAAAAGCAATATGATCTGCATCTTCCGGCCACCACACTTCGCTGGTGGCAGCTTTGATCAGGAAAACATAGCGTCCGCCCTTATCACGCATGGCACTGGCATGCTTCATGATGTAACGCATGCCGGTGATGTATTGCCCTTCATGCTGACTGGCGCGGCTGTATGGGGGATTACCAAAGGCAGCCCCTTTAAGCTCCGCAAGACGTTCTGACCAGTCATGCGCCAGCGCGTTGTCTTCCGCCGTGTAATACGCGGCACATTTGGCGTTATCACCGTCAGTGAACAGATCCAGAACAAACGGACCAAACAGGGTGTTAATTCCCCAGAAAATGTTGTCCGGCGTGCGCCACTGATCGCCCACTTCCTTCAGTTCATGGGCTGGTTTGTTCCGCAGTTCCACCAGCGCCTGGCAATATTTATTACTCATTAAGCCCCCACGTAATTCCCTGACAGATACCACTCTTCACCCGATACAGCGCGCTTGCTGCTTTTCCGTAAACACCGCTCACGACGCGCAAGAAAATTGTTTCGCTCTTGCTGGGAGTGGCTTTCACGGAATGCCGCCATCCACACCGTTGCAGCACGACGGTATAAGCCCCTGGACTCCAGTCCTTCCGCCTGGCGGGTCAGGCACAAAATCACCCGGGGATCGTTAGTGCCGACATAGAAATTGCGCACAGGTCTGGATTCACGAACTGGTTGCGGTTCCGGCTCCTGCGGTATCTCAGTCAGCCGCGGGAAATGTCTGCGTGTATCCCCTTCACAACGGTGAGCCACACGCCCACTCTGACGTAACTTGCTTGCTGACTGCAGAACGCGCTGCCGTGAGTAACCTGCAAAAGCATCCGCAATGTCTCCGGAAGTACACCCCGGATGGGCTTCAATGAATTTCTGAACTTCATTCAAAAGACTCATGCTCACCCCCTGAATCCTGCCGGGATCTGGCTGTAGTCCACGTTGTCGTAACTGGCTTTGAAGTACGGGTCCTCGCGTCTGGCTGCAGATACCGCAGGAACTTCCCAGGGTTCTTCGAAATGACGATCCGGGCCAAAGAACGTGACAGCCTGTTTCACAAATTGTGTGCCGCTGTTACCCATCGCAGATACCCAGCCCGCGTAGCGTTTCACACCTTCCAGCATGGTTTCGGGTTTTACCCCCTCATTCAAACGGGCTTTCCAGGCTTTGAAGGCTGCAGATTTTGAATTGCCACCAGCACGTTTGGGGTATGCCAGCCATGCCTGCTCAAACTCCGGAGAGTATTCCGGTCGGTTTGAACGAACTCGCACAGACTCATCAGCAGATGCACCAACAGCTATTGGTTCATTGACTGGTTCTTTGACTGGTTCAAAAGAGTGACTGGTTCTGGGTGAATCTCCTGCACTACCCCCTGGTGCAACTCCTGCACTACCTGGTGAATTTGCTGCACCAGATAGTGAATTATTTGCACTACCCCCTAGTGAATCTCCTGCACCATCAAGATGAAGGAGATAGATATTACTTGAGTTACCTTTTTCACCTTTCCGGGTGACTTTTTTTACCAGCCCGGACTCACAAAGGGCCGCAATATGATTCATCACAGAACGTTTGCTAATCTCGCACTGGTCAGCAATATGCTGGTAGCTGGGCCAGCACTCACCCTGATCGCTGGCATTATCAGCCAGCTTGATCAGAACCAGTTTTCGCAATGGATTACCCACTCGAATTTTCATCGCTTTAACCATCAGCTCCATACTCATGCTGCACCTCCGAGATGCTTCATGTTTTTTCCGGAGCGAAAGGTTATAAGCGGCATACTGACGCGGTAATTACGGCCCAGCGGTTCACAAATCACCTTCTGACATTCACGGTCCACCAGGCTAACACGTAGAACATGCCCTGCAGGTGTGGTGTACCACTGACCCGGACGAGGACAACGGAAAGTCTGATTGGTAAACCGTTTGAAAATATTCCGGATCATTTGCGCCCCCTTACCTCTGAAGGGTTCAGCGACAAATTTATGAGGCAGGCCAGTGCCGAAGCATCATTAATATAGTCATACAAGCTAACAGCCAGCGGAGATTCGGCTTTTGCCAACATAGGATAAAGCTGCTGCAGCCAGACCTGATGAATTGATGAAATGTAGGAATAGAGAACGCTGGCGTTATGTGCAACGTCGCTCAGTACAGAGGGATTTGAAAGCTGTTTCTCCATCTGGTTAAAGGCATTGATGTATGCCTCTTTGAACTGGGCAGCACGTTTACCCGTGAAACCCATAGCAAGAAACGCAAAGCCGTCGCGGGTTATTTGATAGCAAGGTAGTTTGCGGCCTGTGCAATCGGTGTAATCACTCACCGAAAAATTGCGGGAAGTGAATGATGCAGAGCATTCAAGCGTGCGGATCTTTTTCAGTACATCGTCATGACGTTTGGAGAAGAAGTTGGCAACAGCCAGGGATGAAGTAACAGCCTGACCATCAACGATGGCAATTTCAGGTTGAGTGAGGGTTGGGATCGTAGCCATGATGGCAGCCTCCGATAACAGTGAATTACCTTCACCACCGGAAACGCCAATTTCGCTGGTGGTGAACTGAACGGGGTTGGCGTAACCGGCGTTATCGGAAACCGGCGCACCTTTCGGTGCCCCCGTCCAGCCCACCATAATTTGGGTGTGCACAGACGCAGACGATAAAAAAGACGCTGGCGCGTCATATATCGCCGATAACATTTCCAGGACGCCAATCCCGGCACCCGCTTTATAAGGTGCCTGAACAGTGTAACGTCCCGGAATGGCAGAATCAATGTGCTGGTGGTCCTTCACACTCAACAAAATCACGCCTGAATTTCCACAAAGGACTAAAGCACTCATGCGGGTAGTCTTTGCGAAGATAGATAACGCGCTGTGTTTCTGGCTCCCAACGAATAACATGGACATAAAGCCCTCTTCCGTCACGAAACCAGCGGTTAAGTTCCTGCACAACTCGCCCCCCACAGTCAGGTAAAGTTCTCTGTGGTTACTTACAGCCAGGTGATCTGGTAATCTGCATTCATGCCGTAACAACAGGTGTTCAGCGACACTGACCACCAGCTGTTGCGACAAACGGTTATTTGCCGTTAAACTGTTCATGCGTTAGTTTCTCCACAGACACAAAACGCCACGACGCCCGGAGCTGCACACTCGCGGGCGTCACTCTTTTCTGGAGCGCAGAAGATTTTGTAGACCAGTGCTGCATGCTCCTGGAGCTTCGAAATTGACAGATACAACTCATCATTAATTGCTGTCTGCTCGTGTGGCTCCACGACCCCATCTTCGATTGCCGAACGAATCTGCTTTGAGTAATTCCCGATCTGTTCGATGACTTCCAGCAGGCGCTGGTTTATATCGGCGTTCTCTACTTCCTCAATTTCAGGAAGCGATACGAACACCCCACCAGCAGATTGTGCGACAGCATCCGCAATGTAGTGAGTGCCAGCCGCGCGCTGTAAAACCATTGCCCATCCCAGCGGGAAAATCTGATCGCCATCTGCACGAAGGCGGTTGAATAAAGCGTTCTCTGTTACATCCAGCCAGTTAGCAGCTTCAGCGTAACCCCCAGGCAATGCCGCGATAGTTTTTCTGACAGCTTTCACGTACCACTCAGGTTGTTTTTCCACTTTCCAATGATGCTTACCCACGGCTTACCTCCTGTTCCTGTGGTTTAAACCCATTCTGGTTTTGGCTAGATTGAAAACGTGCCGGATAAAGAATCTGCATTTCGCTGATTTCACCCTTAAAAAAATTGGCCAGACGTTCTGCAAGATCGATAGATGGAATTTGTTCCAGTCTTTCAATACGACTCAGCGTCGCTGGATTGACCTGAACGCCCGCAGCAACATGCTGCAAAGTAAATCCGTGCGCCTTACGCACATTCCGTAATGGTGATTGCATATAACCTCCACATATTGCGTGATGAGCATATTATTTCACGCAAATATTTTGCGCAAGTTGATTTGCTTAACGCGCAATAAAGAAATGTAATAAACGCATGAACATAGGAAATCGAGTCAGACAACTTCGCCAGGCGAAGAACATGAAAATCGCCGATCTCGCTGAAGCAATAGGAGTGGATGCGGCGAATATCTCGCGCCTCGAAACAGGTAAGCAGAAACAATTCACTGAACAAGCCCTGAGTAATATTGCCAGGAGCTTAGGTGTTGATATTGCTGATCTCTTTACCTCAGACCTCAAAAGTAATACTGTATGTAAAAACAGTATTAGTGAGGATGTTGCGCAGGTGAAGGATGTATTCCGTATTGAAATGCTGGATGTCAGTGCCAGTGCGGGAAATGGCCTTATCCAGGGCGGTGATGTCATTGATGTGATTCATGCCATTGAATACAGAACTGATAATGCTGTATCGATGTTTGGTGGACGACCAGCAAATCACATTAAAGTTATCAACGTTCGTGGGGACAGTATGTGTCCAACCATTGAGCCAGGAGATCTCATCTTCGTTGATATCAGTATCAATCAGTTTGATGGGGATGGTATATATGTATTTGGTTTTGATGATAAAATTTACGTCAAACGACTGCAAATGATACCTGATAAACTGCTGGTAATTTCTGATAATCAGATTTACCGCGAATGGGGAATTACCAGCGAAAACGAACACCGGTTTATGGTCTTTGGAAAGGTCTTAATCAGTCAGTCACAAACCCTTAAGCGACACAATTAACCCCCTACCTCAACATCAATTAGCCACCAGAAGGTGGCTTTTCATTACTCACGCTATTGCATGTCTCGCAATAAAATACTTGCACGTTACGCAATTTCATTTTATCTTTCTTTCCAGACCAACAAACAAGGTCCTGACAAAATTTGGTTGTAACACGGCGTATGGCACATGCGTCGTTAGCGGTCTGGGGACGTTAAAGGGGACAATCCACTCCTTGCTCGGGCAAACAAACCAGGTAGCCGGAATGTGCAAGTCAATGAGGATGCTGATAAGACGCCTAACCAGCGTGGCGATTCGGTTTGACGCCTGGGAAGAGACCAGGGTGCAACGATGAGGGCATTTATGGAGCCGCGACAAAGTGTGGTGCCATAACTGGCTAAGTGCTCTCAGCGTTGTGGTAATCCGCGAAATGGCGCGGCGGTAAGTATGGCGGGGTTATCCTTACCCCATTAGTGGCACCGGGTTGTCAGGTTGACCATACGCTTAAGTGACAACCCCACCACAACAGCCACTGCTTTGGCGGTACCAGTTTGTACACTTGCTTCCGGCTGGTACCGCTCTTTTTACAAAACAGAGAAGAGCATCACCGGACGACGGGCTCATAACCCAATCCACCCGGGCGGCTGCCACCGCAGGTGTTCTTCTCTGTTTTGTGGAGAAACCAACCGACCTTGCAGGGTCGATATGATGAGGAGCAGCAAAATGGCTAGCGAACGCAGTACTGATGTGCAGGCATTTATCGGGGAGCTGGACGGCGGCGTATTTGAAACCAAAATCGGCGCAGTTCTCAGTGAAGTCGCTTCCGGTGTGATGAACACGAAAACCAAAGGTAAGGTCTCGCTCAACCTGGAAATCGAACCGTTTGATGAGAACCGTGTGAAAATCAAACACAAACTCTCATATGTTCGCCCGACTAACCGCGGGAAAATTTCCGAAGAAGACACCACCGAAACGCCGATGTATGTCAATCGCGGTGGTCGCCTGACTATTCTGCAGGAAGACCAGGGACAATTACTGACTCTTGCCGGTGAACCTGACGGAAAACTCCGCGCAGCAGGTCATTAATATCGTTCTTAATTAACTGATTATTTATCTCATCACTGAATATCTTTATATAGTGAGGACTTATTATGTCTCAGAACTTAGACGCAACCGCAATTAATCAAATCCATGCCCTTATTTCTGCTCAGGGTGTTAATGAAATTATCAGTAAGATTGGTGCCGATGCTGTGGCATTGCCTGAGAATTTCCGCATTCATGATCTGGAAAAATTTAATTTAAATCGCTTCCGTTTCCGTGGTGCGCTTTCCACTGCCAGCATCGATGACTTTACCCGTTATTCTAAAGATCTTGCAGATGAAGGCACCCGCTGCTTTATCGATGCCGATAATATGCGAGCCGTCAGTGTGCTTAACCTGGGTACTATTGATGAACCAGGTCACGCAGATAACACCGCCACCCTCAAACTGAAAAAGACAGCACCGTTTTCTGCTCTGTTGTCTGTTAATGGCGAGCGTAACTCCCAGAAGTCACTGGCAGAATGGATTGAAGACTGGGCCGACTACCTTGTGGGCTTTGATGCTAATGGTGACACCATTCAGGCAACCAAAGCGGCTGCGGCAGTCCGTAAAATCACAATTGAAGCAAACCAGACCGCTGATTTTGAAGACAATGACTTCAGCGGCAAACGCTCTCTGATGGAGTCTGTCGAAGCGAAAACCAAAGACATTATGCCAGTGGCATTTGAATTTAAATGCGTTCCGTTTGAAGGCCTGAAAGAACGTCCGTTTAAATTACGCCTCAGCATTATCACTGGCGATCGTCCTGTACTGGTTCTGCGCATTATTCAGCTGGAAGCGGTGCAGGAAGAAATGGCTAACGAATTTCGTGATCTGCTTGTTGAGAAATTTAAAGACAGCAAAGTAGAAACATTTATTGGTACTTTCACCGCCTGATTTCATTACTGCAAATGCCCCTGCGGGGGCATTTATGGAAACATAATTTACTCAATAATCGCCGGATGGTGAGGGCTTCCTTTTACAAAAATTCAGCGCGGTGCAGCGCATATACGTGGAGAACAAAATGTCATTTATTAAAACTTTTTCCGGGAAGCATTTTTATTATGACAAGATAGATAAAGACGACATCGTTATTAACGATATCGCGGTTTCCCTTTCAAATATCTGTCGCTTTGCAGGACATCTTTCACACTTCTACAGCGTCGCCCAACATGCGGTGCTTTGCAGCCAACTGGTACCGCAGGAATTTGCTTTTGAAGCGTTAATGCATGATGCAACAGAAGCGTATTGCCAGGATATTCCCGCTCCACTGAAACGCCTTCTTCCTGACTATAAACGGATGGAAGAAAAAATAGACGCCGTAATCCGTGAGAAATACGGGTTACCCCCGGTTATGAGCACGCCTGTGAAATATGCCGATCTCATCATGCTGGCAACCGAACGCCGCGATCTCGGGCTTGATGATGGCTCTTTCTGGCCAGTACTGGAAGGTATCCCGGCAACAGAGATGTTCAAAGTTATTCCACTGGCTCCGGGCCATGCCTACGGGATGTTTATGGAGCGCTTTAACGAGTTATCGGAGTTACGCACATGCGCATGAGTCTTTCAACCGAACAATCACTGGAGGGGCAGCAATGAACAACTTAATGACAACAAAACAAGTCGCCGAATTCTGTGGCGTTTCAATATCGACGGTGCTTCGCTGGAACAGCGTAAACAGGAGGACTGGCCAGAAATACAGACCAGATTTTCCAGATCCTGATATTAAATCCTGCCCAAATAAATGGGCATCACGCAAGATATATAGGTTTGCTGGAGTAATAGAGTAACAAACATTAGCTCAAATGAGAGCTGGCACAGATATGGCACAGACCAAACAAATCTGACTGTCTGCTCTGTGCCAGGAGCAGCCATTGCTAAGTCCATCCTGTATTGTGCAGGTCAGCTCGTTTTTAAAGAGTCCGGCCATCATCTTACTGGTACAGACACCATATACTTTGTGACGGTCAGGCTACATATACACAACTCAACTTATTCATCTATTTTTTGCTTTAGCATGTCAGTGTTGCTTTCTCGTCGGCGGGTGAGCGGTGACCTGACCTGTCGATAAAGGAACGTAGCACGTTTTATGCAACACCCGCATGCGGCAGAAAATTATTGCCGAACGTTTACCCCTGTCAACAAGCTTTACTTTTTGAGGCGCGCCAGCCCGCGAGGAAAACAATCTGAACATCAAATAATTAATGACACAAGAAATACGATTAAAGATTTTTTTGTGCATGCCGATAGTGCTTTTTTAAAAGGAGAAATCTATGTCTGTCACAATTCAGGGGAATACCTCAACCGTTATTTCAAACAACTCCGCCCCGGAAGGAACATCAGAAATAGCCAAAATCACAAGACAAATTCAGGTGCTGACTGAAAAGCTTGGGAAAATCTCATCGGAAGAGGGGATGACGACACAGCAGAAAAAAGAAATGGCTGCATTGGTACAGAAGCAAATTGAAAGCCTCAGGGCTCAACTGGAGCAGTTGTTAAGGCAGCAGGCAGAGAAAAAGAATAAAGACGCGACAGTTCAGCCTGATAAAAAAGAAGAGAAAAAAGACGATACAAATACCGCTGGCACCATTGATATTTACGTCTAAGTGACAGCCGTATTGTGGCCCTCATCGGGCCACTTTTCGCCATCAGCCTTTTCTTTAAAGACATATTATCTTTGTATCATTTCTGATAGTTAACATTACAAGATATAAGTAATGGACGCACTCCCAATTAGTCTATTTAAATCGCCACGAGTTTAACTGACAACCCATGATCAATTATGAATTGCAACTATTTCTGTAGTCACTTTTGTGGGGACAGTCCACAAAACTGCCAACTTCCGCTTCTTGCTCAAAGCGGACTGTCAGTTGCTGTCTGAACCAGTACAAGTAACGATCGATTCAACTCTCTCCCACCATGCCTGGTAAGCTTTACGCTGTTCTTCTAAATAATCGCTCTTGTCATAAACCTGCCATACCCCTGGCAGTTTATGACCGAGCATTATTTCTGCAATATGAGGCGCAGTAAGATCAGAAAAGTTTGTTCGTGCTGTTCGTCTCAAATCATGAAGAGACCAATGGGGGAATTGATACCCTAAACGCCGCCATGCGTACTGCATTAAATTGTAAGGCAGCGACTGCAATGATGTCCGACCAACGGGTTCCCTACATCCTTCCTTAGTAAAAAGCATATCGGAACCATTGTTCATAGAGATAACGTACTTTATAAGCTCTTCAACCGGTTCAATAATGGGGCGCTTTAGCGGTTCACCTGTTATATCCCCTGTCTTATGTCGTTCTGGCGGTACAGTCCATACCTTATTAATGAAATCAAAATCATCCACCCTAGCGGTAATTAGCTCTGAACTACGGCAGCCAAAATGCAGCAATAGTTTAATGAAGGCCCGGTATTTAGGAACCATTCGAGAACCATCGATCGCAGCATAAAGGATTTTAATTTCATCATGTGTCAGAAACCGTTTCTTCTGACCTTTACGGATATCCATATCTTTACCCGTGATATCCGACAGCGGGCGAGTTTCAATAAGCTTTCTCTTATACGCCCAGACGTGGGCCTGCTTTGCGTTAATTAGCAATCGGTCTGCTATTGCAGGAGTCTTAGTGCTAAGAGGCTCCAGGACTTCTAACCAATCATGCAATGTAGCTGCATCGTGAGGGATATTCCCGATTTTAGAGAACAGGTGCAGCTCAAACGAGCGGAGTATCTGTTCAGAACCTTTTTTATTTTTTACACAATATGCTTCATACCAAGCACGGATCACAGACTCTACCGTCATGGCTTCAGTAGCTTTTCGTTTTTCAGCCTGCTTGACCAATCGTGGATTGCGGTTTGACTCGAGTTCACCACGAAGACGGATAACTTCTTCTCTGGCCTCTTTTAGTCCAGTTGCCGGGTAAGTTCCGATATCAAGACGCTCACCTTTCCCCGCCCACTGATAACGATATTGGAACACTACGCGACCTTTCGGTGATACTCTAACAGACAGACCATCACGATCGGATTTAACCAAAACCTTATCACGTTCCTTTCCAACGACTGAACGCAACCACGCATCAGACAGCGCCAT